AGTCACGATCAGGGCCTGGGCGTTGCCGCTGTTCCTGGCACGGAGTGAAACCCGGTTGTTGGTCGTGCCGTCCGACAGCAGCCACCCGCCGGCATTCAGGCTCGTCGTGGTGTCGAGGGTGACGAGGTCGGCGAGCACGGCCCCTTGGGCGGCGTTGAACGACGGGATGGCGCTGGTGGCAATTGTGCAGACATCGGCGGCCCGCGTGACCGTCGAGCCGACCGTGACGATCGGCGATGTGGCATAGGCTCCCAGCTCCAACTGGACGTTGGTGCAGCTCCCCGACACCGTCAACGTCAAGCTTCCAGCGGTCGGTGTGAAGCTGAGGCTGACGCGGGCGTTGGCTGCGGTGCCGACCAGCGGCCCGGCGGTCGAAACGCCCGTCAGCGTGATCGTGCCGGTGCCCCAGAAACTCAGCGTGTTGGCTGCCGCCGCGACAGTGCAGCTCTGCGTCACGCCAACGGCGGAGTTGAGGAACAGATTGGCCCTCGCGCCCTCAAGCAGCAGGCCGCGCGCGGTGCAGACGGTGACGGCGCTCCCGGCCGTTGCGATGTAGGCGGTGGCGCTGCTGCCGGTCTCAAGCTGAGCACCCCAGAGGTGCAGCGTGCCGGTGCCGTTGCCCTGATAGCTGAACTCGCTGTCCGCCGTCGCCATCCTGATAAAAGCCTGGATGGTGCCGCTATCGGCGCTGGCCGGGATGCCGGTCAGGGCGCAGCGATACCAGCCGCTGCCGGCGTCCGTGATGGCAACGACAGGGCTGGCCCCGGTGCCCTCGGTGGTCGTGCTGCCAACCACGCCGGTTGTCAGGTTGAACCACCCGATGATGCTGTCTGCGCCAGTGTTGAGCATCAGCCGCAACCAGCTTCTGGTGCCCGCCTTGGCGTAGACGCTGAAGGTCTGCGTGACATGGGTGTCAATGGCGACGCCCTGCAGCGTGCCCCGGCTAGTCGAGCCCGAGTTTTCGGTCAGCGTGTCGGCGGTCGTCGTGCCAAGCGGGTCGGTGACGGTATCGGCGGTGACGGTGACCTGCCCTGCCGTCCAGACGCCCGCGTTGTCCTGGTTGCTTGACCGGAGAATGAGATTGGTGCGCGCCGTCGCCGGGTCGTAATCGAACCGGGCGGCATCGGTCGCGGCACTGGTCAGGGTGCCGGCGGAATTGAAATACCAGCCCGTGCTCGCCCGCGTGAAGGTTTCCAGGCCGCCCAAGGCCATGGTGCTGACGTAGTTGTAGTCGAGCGTCGGAGTGAACGGCGTGCCGCCGGCACTGACCACGACACCCGATGCCACACCCCGAACGCAGCCCCGCACGGGAGCCGTGATGACGCTCACGTTATTGGCTTACTCTATACGTTACGGTGCCGCTGGTGTACGCCGTGCAGTTCAGGCGGTACAGCGTGTCGCCCTCGACCTCCTCGGCGATGACGCCGCAGGGTGCGGTGAACGTCGCCGCCGTGCCGCTGCTGTCGCGCGAGACGCCGGCCCAATTGGTGCCGTCGAACGAGCGCTCAATGGCGACGGTCGCGACGAATGTCCCGCGCAGGCTGACGTTGAACTTGCCGATGGGGCGGAACGAGCTGCTTTGGCCGGTCGCCGTGAAGGTGCCGCTAACAAGAACGGTTGCTGACATTTAGGCTACCTTCCAGGAGTCGTGGTCGTCTGTGTTGCCGAAGGTGCGCGCCCAGCGGTCGACCGGCGCCTTGGGCTTAGCGGGCCGCGCGCCCGCGACCATGTCGTCGAGCAGCCGGCCGAGTAACGCCAGGCTATCGACAGCGTCATCATGCTTGCCGGCGGGGAATGACAGCAGCTCGCTGACCAAATCGCCGGTCCACGGCGCGTTGCGCGGGAAGTAGACCTTGCCCATCGCCATGCGCGCCCGAATGCTCTGCGCGCGCGTTGCCTTGTCGCGCACGCTGACGAACTGCTGCCGGCTGAAGTACACCCGGCGCTCGTTGGCGCGCTGCTCCAGAAACGGGCCAATCGACTTCAGGATCTGCCCCTGCTCCTCCGCCCAGTCCATCGGCCGCCATTGGTCGGCCAGGTCGAGCAGTGCTTCCACCCACCGATCCGACGCGGTGCGCTGTCGCCACATGTCCAAGACGTACAAATTGTCATCCGGATCGACGCCCGCGACTACGTGCACCGTCCAGTCGCCGCCGTCCGCCGTCACGGCATAATCCGACGCGCCGTAGATGTGCAGCGTGCTGCGGGCGGGCGGATCGTTATAAAACCTCATCCAGGTCTTGAGGAAATATGAGCCCTCATCCGGCGTCGGGTGCTGCTGATAGAGCGCGCTCCAGAAGCGCGGCAGCGTGTTGCGCCTGATCCGCTCCAGCGCCTCGATGGGGTACGCCGCCGGCCACAGAGCCTCGCCATCGTCGCTGATGGCCGGCAGCTCGACCACTTCCCACTTGTCACCGCCCGCGATCTGCTGCGACAGGAGACGCCCTTGAAGGTCGTCTTCGGCCATTCTGTGACCGATCACGACAATGGCGCCGCCGGGCATCAATCGGTTGTATGCGCTGCCGGTGTACCAGTTCCAGACAGCCTCTCGGGTCGTCTCGCTCAGCGCATCTTCCATCGAGGCGAACGGATCATCGATCAGCAGGATGTCAGCGCCCTTGCCGAGCACAGCGCCGCCGATACCGACCGCGTAATAGATGCCGCCCGCCTGCGTGTGCCACTTGCCCTTGGCCTGACTGTCGGCCGCCATCTCGACGTTCGGGAACAGCGCACCGTACTCCTGGCCGCTCATGATGTTGCGGACTTCGCGCCCGAAGTCGGTTGCAAGGTCGCTCGTGGCGCTCACGCTGATGAACTGGCGCTTGGGGTTGCGGCCGAGCGCGAAGGCAGGGAAGCGACGTGACGCCAGCTCAGACTTACCATGCCTCGGCGGCAGCATGAGCATGAGCCGGTCAATCTCGCCCCGCTCGACCCGTTCCAGGGCTGCCGCGATCTGGCGATGGTGCGGCGCCGTGGCATAGTCGGGTTTGGTGTAGGCCGTGAAGTCAATGAGTCGTTCCCGTGCAGCTCGCCGTGTCTTCAGTTCCTGCTCCGCCCGTAAGCGCAGCAAGTTCTGCATCGCTGATCTCTGCGATGCTGGTAACGCGGCGGACGGCGACATTTGAACTGCTCAGCCTCGGGTGCATGTACGGCGCGCAATCCCGCGCCCGGTCGGCGGCGGCGGCCAGATCACCGGCCTCGTATTTCTGCCGCATGTCCTCAATCAGGACCTCCAGCGGGGTAACGCCGGCGGAGAGCTTATCGGCTACTTTGCGGGTTTTTTGCGTCAGGGCGCCTGCCTTTCGGCCTGCTCCGGCCCGTGCTCCGCCTCGATTTGTCGTCATGACCAGCGGCTTTGATTAAATTCAGTCACGGCGCGCGGTCGACAATCCGGCGTTTGGCGGCATCGACCTCGGCGCGCGGCCGGTCTTCCAGGTCCAGCAGCGCGTTGCTGGTGGTGCTGCAGCCGGCGATCAGGCCGTCCAGCTTGACGTGGAGCGCAATGGTGTCCCGGTTTTGTGTCGCCTGGATCAGGAACACCATCAGGAAGGTGACGATGGTTGTGCCGGTATTGATGATGAGCTGCCAGGTGTCGGAGTAGCCGAACACCGGCCCGGTCAGCGCCCACACGACAATGACCGCCAGAGCACAGCAGAACGCCGCCGGTCGGCCGGTCCAGTCTGCGGTGGCTTTGGCGATCTGATCGAACATGGGCTCCAGATATGCGAAAACCGGCGCGGGTTTCCCCGGCCGGTTGCTTGCTGCAGCGTCACTACGCGACGCATAATCCCTCTTCGCACATCAGCGGCCCGCACGTCAAGTTTTATGCAACGTTAAGGCGCGATGGAGCCACAGCGGTTCATCATGTGGAGCAATACCGCAACCACGATGAAGGTCCAGCAGAGGATCGACACGGCGTACATGAGCGGAACGGCCCACGGGTTCCGGTCAAACCACAGAAGCCATTTCGGATCGCGCTCGGTCATAGCAGCAAGCCAAGCTCGCGGGAGAAGTCGAGCGGGTCTTTGGCGGATTTACGTTGGTTGCATGGCCGGCAGAGGATCTGGAGGTTCGATCGGGCGTTGCTTCCGCCTTTCGCTATGGGCTGTATGTGATCAACGTCGAAGGTATCCCCAAGCTTCACCCGACAACAGGCGCACTTGCCCTTTTGCAAGGCGTAGATTTCTGCCACGTCTTTCTTGGTGTGCCGCCCCGGAGCACCGCGCCGCCGGGCTTTGTGCTGGCGGTGGAGATGCTTCGCGTGTTCAGGGTTCGCCGCGCGCCAAGCTTTCGCGTAAGCCCTGCTATACTCCGGGTTCGCGTGATATTTTGCACGTGACTGCGCCCGCATAGCTTCAGGGTTCTGCCAGTAATACTTAGCTTTAAGCGCAGCTCTCTTCTCAGGATTTGCTCGGCAGTAAGCCCGTTCGGCCTCTCGCGCCTTCTCAGGGTCGGCAGCGCGCTTCCGCGCAATGTTCGCAGCCTTGCGCTTGTTATTCCGCTCCCTGTCTGCATCATTCCTCACATGAAGACAGATCAAGCAAGCGCCATTCGACGTGAACCTCTCCGCAACATGTCGATGACGACACTGCTTCCCCGTAAAATACCGCGTAAGCCCCCGCGCCTTCGCTTCCTCGCGAGATATAATCAGTTCACCCATTGCCGCGCTCCCAAACAGCCGGTTGTGGTTAGGGCCGTCCGGGTGTTTCGAGCACCCGCCGGCCCGATCATTTTACGCGTCCCCGATAGCATCGGCGGCAAGATTTAAAGCATAACGCAAGAGTTCCATGCCGCCCGCCGGATGCATTCCATGCCCGCGGTCGTTGCACCACCGCGCAACACTGAAATCTTCAATTGTCACGGCAAACACGATCGGCCACAGCCGTCCGCCGACCGCGTCGCGGATCAGCCTGTACTCCTCGGCCATGGCGAGCTGCGCGTCGCTGTAGCCGCCCGGGTCGCTGCCGTTGCCGCTCGCCTCGCCGTTCCTGGCACCCACGATGCCGAGCGCATAGGCTTGATAAATGCGCTCTCCAGCCCTGGCCTGCCTTGGCGAAAGTTGACCGCGCCGCTCGTAGCGTTCCAGCGCACTTTGCAAACGTGCTCTGCTCCCGAACCCGTCCGCCAGCCGCTCGACCAGGACGCGGTTGTGCCGCTGGCGGTCGTCGCTGACGAGGCTCCGGCGGAGCGCCAGGGTTGCGGCGAGGTCCTCGTCGCGGTCGCTCACCCGGCATCGCCCTTCAGCAAGCCCTGGGCGTCGAGGAGGGTGACGATGCGGTCGTGCAGGTCGGCCGCGCGCTTGTCGCGTTGCGGCCGGTCGCCGAGGTACACCTCAATCTCCTTCATCATCGCAATTTCGACCACGATGTGGCGGGGCGGCGGCGGCTGCGGCTTCATGGCATGGTCTCCAGGACGCGCTGAGAGCCCGCCTGATGGCTTCCGGCGAGTTGACCGACCGCTGGCACCCTCTCCAGCCGCAGCGCCGCTTCCACCTCGTCGATGCTCCAGCAAACGTAGACCCGGTGGCCGAGGGACTCCAGCGTGCTACGGAACAGGATCTGCGCGTCGGATGGCTTGCCGCGGCCGGCTTTGAGTTCAATTCCGAAACTGTGCGCGTTCGGGGTCCAGATCAGCAGGTCGGGGATGCCGCGCTTGACGCCCATGGCCTTGAGCACACCCGCTTCGGCCGGCGTCCTGTACCCGCCCGATGGCACGTGGCAATACGCCAGCAGGTGCTTAGCCTCGTAGATCGCCAGCAGCTCGACCACGGCGCGCTGCAATGCTTCCTCGGGTCGTTTCAAAACATCACCTCCAGACAAACGATCACCACCAGCCCGACCAGCCAGAGCGCCGCCATCGCAACGGCCAGCGCCTGCAGGGTGCGATGGACGCGCAGCTCGGCCGCCTCGATCCGCGCCATCCTGGCCCGTTCCTGCACCTCGGCTGCCAGCGTGGCCGCATCCTGCTGCGCCCGGCTAAGACGCACGCTCTCGGCCGTCACCGTCCGCTCGGTCATGCCGGCACCCGATAGTCCGCGAGCTGATCGATGCCCGCCTCCGTCAGCCGGCAGCGCTCGCCCCAGAACCGGCACCAGCCCTGCATCTCGGCATGGTGCAGCGGCTGCCAGTTGCTGCCCGTGCGATTGACCAGGAAGCTGTTGGATCCGTGGACCCGGTAGGCTTTCAGCATGACGGCGAGCGCCGCATGCCGGTGCGTCGTTGCGATGCTCAAAACAGCCGCTCCTTCGCTTCCAGGGTTTCCAGCGTCGCCAGCACCGCCTCCATGGTCGCGATCTCGCGGCTGGCCCGTTCCTGCGTCATGCGCTCGCCCGCCACCATCCTCGCGTAGACCCGGCGCCGGGCGGTCAGCTCGCGTCGGATACAGGCGATCTGCTCGTCGAGCCGGATCATGCCGACCTCCGCTTCCGCTTGCCGGCCTTCGGCGCCGGCACCCAGCGCAGCGGGTTCCAGCGCTCGATGTAGTCCAGCCACAGGCTCGTGCCCATCAGCTCCGCCGCGCTGTATGGGTCCACCGCGTCGTCGTTGGCGCTGCCAGCGTGCATGCCGGTGTCGGTGAGCCCGCAGTCGTCGCAGCTCATGCCCGGTCGTGTGATCATGCTGCCCTCCGATCCGTTGGCGGCACCGGCCGGTAGTCGTCGAGGTTGACGATCTGCGCCGATGGCGGCCGCTCGTACAAGCCCGACAGGAACGACCACCAGAACACCCACCAGCACAGCGGGCTCATGACGACCGCTCCCACCGCTCCAGCGCTCGCTGTCGCGCCGCCGCCACATCGCGCTGATGCTCCTCCGCCGAGATTCCGAGACGCCGCCCGATCTCGCCGGCCCAGGCGAACAGCACCGCCGCCGCAGCCGCCGGGCCGAGAGCAGCGGCCAGATCGGTCTTCATCGCCTGCAGGTCTTCGTTGGTCATGCCGCGCCCTCCAGAATTTCCGCGACCAGATCAGCCGGAGCCTGACATCCCGGCGTCCTCGGTTCCGGTCCCCACATGCCTTCCCACCGCCCGCCGTCGCGGAAGTTGGCGAGGCGGAACCGCCAGCGCGGATCGTCGGCGCCTCCGGCTATGACGCGCAGTTTGACCGACCCGCCCGCCGTCCGCTGCCGATAGGCCAGCGCGGCAATGATCCACGGGATTGGTTTGTCAGGAGGATTTTCCAGCGCCGCGGTCAGCACATCGATCACCAGCGCCGCGCCATACTTGTCGCGCCACATCCGGATCAGCCCACCGACTGCCCGCTCCTTCTGCCCGCTGATCTGCATCAGCGCCGGGAGCAGCGCCCACAGAATGTCAGAAGCGCTTGGCGGTGCCGCCGGCACCGTAAGTACTTTGACGGTTCCTAACGGTTCGGGTGACACCGTGTCACCTTTTACGGACAGAGTGTCACCTTTTACGGCTCCAATCGGTGTCGCTGTGTCACCTTTTATTCGGTCAGTGTCCGGGGACTTTTGCGCCGTTAGAGTTGCAATATCGACCGTTTCCCCGTTGATAAAAGGTGTCGCCGTGTCACCTTTTATCTGGTGTATCGGCGCACGCTTATGAGGTGGCGCGGTTGCAATAAGCTCCGCCACCTTTGCCAGATCGATGATGTAATGGTTGGTGTTGCCGCGACCGCATCCCCGGCTTCCTTGAAGCCGCAAAACACCAAGTTTCTCCAGCCGCTCAAAGCAGCGGAGCACGGTTCGGCGGGACAGGCAGCAATCGATGGCAACTGTCTGCGCTGACGGGAAGATACTGCTGCCATCATCGTGGGCGTGATCGGCAAGGTTCATCAGAACAGACTTTTCAGCGGCCCCGACCCGGAGTTTGCGGCAGTCCTTGGCGACTATGACGCTCATGACCGGCCTCCTTCCTGATCGGTGAAGACCTGCCGCACGCCGTCGAACCGCACGGTGTCGGTCCCGACCTCGCCCTGCCTGTATTTCGCCGTGATAATGTCGGCCTTGCCGCGCGCCGCTTCGCGTTTCCGGCTCCAGTCGGCCCATTTGCTCTGGTCGTCCGGTTCCTCTTTGGCGATGTAGTATTCTGCCCGGTAGAGCATGACCACCACGTCGGCATCCTGCTCGATGCTGCCGGAGTCCCGCAGGTCGGCCAACCCCGGCCGTTTGTCGTCGCGGGTTTCAACTCCCCGGTTCAACTGTGCCAGCAGCACCACCGGAATGCCCAGTTCCTTCGCCAGCCGCTTCAGGCCCGTGGTTACCTGCTCGATCTGGTGGACCTTCTGCGCCTTCGGATCGGTCGGCTGGATCAGGCCCAGGTAATCGACGATCAGAAGATCCAGCCCGTTGCGCCGCTTGTCCCGCCGGGCGGCGGCCCGGATCTGGCCGACCGTCTGGCTGTCGGCGGCATCAATGGCGATTGGCAGCGCGTCGAGCAGGTGCGCCGCGTCGGCCAGTCGGCGGAACATCGACATCGGCGCCCCTGCCTGAAGCTGGTCCTGAACGCTGATGCCGGTAAACTGCGCGTAGAGCCGCTGGACAAGCTGCTCTTCGGTCATTTCCAGACTGACGACCTTGACCTTCTTGCCTGCCCGCGCGGCGCTGCTCGCCAACGTCATCGCCATCGCCGTCTTGCCCATGCCGGGGCGCCCCGCGACCACGATCAGTTCGCTGTCACGCAGCCCGCCGAGCCGCTTGTCCAGTGCCGCCAGCCCGGTCGTGATGCCGCTCAGGCCGCCGCCGGCCTTGTGAACACGCTCGATCATCTCATCAGTCCTGCGGCGCGCTTCGGCAATGGTGGACGCCCGTTTCCGGCCGCTGTCGATCTCGGCCAGTTCGTGCAGTCTGGTTTCAACCTGTTCGATCCGGTCGGCCGTGCCGCGCGTCGGGTCCTCGCTGGCGGCATCGGTTATGATGTCCTCCCCCAGGTTCATCATCTCCCGGCGGAAAAAGAGCCGGCGCAGTTCCTTGACCTGATGAAGCGGTGACAAGTTGGTGCAGGCATCCTGCAGGTCGGTCAGATAGGCAAACGCCTGATCGCCGGTCGCGACCAGGATCTTGCTCATGCCCTCGGCGGTCATCGGAATGCCGCGATCCGCACAGGCAACCGCCGCCGCCCAGATCCGGCCGTGCAGCGGATCGTAGAAGTATTCAGGCTTGACCGCGCCCGACAGGTCCTCGATCAGCACGCGCCGACCAAAGATCGCCGTCGCCAGAAACTGCTGCTCCAGTTCTTCATTGTGCGGAATCGGAATGCTCACGATCTGCTCCCTCCCTATTCAGAGAGCAGGCAGGAGCCGACCGCATATGCCGAAAAATCGCATCGCCACCCAACGGCGAGGCTTGAATTTTCTGCGCAGAGCGGCAATTCTGAAAACCTCTCCAGGTTTCAGAGTGGCTCATGCCCACTTTGACCAGCCACCGAACTACTCGGTAGCCAGCCGCCGCCAGTGTGTCGAGCACCGGCGGCGTTGCTGTTTCAGCGTCCCACCGTTCGTGCGGCGGCGCAAGTCCCGTCATCTCCGGCCTCCCTTTGCGTTTTTGTTTTGCGGCGCCATCAGGCTGCCCTCCGCTCCTGGCTCTTCAGCCACCGGAGAGCGTCGCCGGTCTTCCAGCCGGGGTTGGCGCGCAGAACCGGCCGCACCCGCTCGACGAAGTGCGTGAAGCCGAGGATCCTGTTCAGGCAGTCGTCCGCGTTTTCCTGAAGTGCGGCCAAGTATTCGTCGAGGTCCGCTTCATCGGCGTCAATGATCGGCACCCAGCGCTTGCGCATCGTCAGGGTGTCGGGGATGTCATATTTCTGCAGGTCCATCGGCAGGTCATACTGGACCGCAGCCTTTATCCGCTTCAGTTCCTTGCCAACAACTCTCATCATCTTCTTGCCGGCTTCCGCCACCCACCTGTCAACGCAGTAAAGTTTCTGGTCTTCGCTCAGGTGGCTCCGGTAGCGCGCGTTGAACGCGATGACGAAGCCGGCGGCATCCGTCACGCCCTGCTGCCACAGGTCAATCGCGCAGTCGCGGATCAGGTCGTTCAGGTTTCCGGGATCAGTCGGCCTCACGGCTTGCCTCCAATGCTTTCAGCCAGGGGGAAATTGCGTCGAGCGTCGCGGCGACCTTGTCGCGCATCAGCGGCGGCAAGGCGTCGTCGAAGGTCGTGGGCGTGATCCTCAGCGACAGCGCGAAGATCTGAGCCTTGATGGCAATGTCGATGGCGCGCTCGGTCGCGGGGTGGACGCCATCCGGTTGCGCGGCAGGCGCATAGTCTTCGAGGTCGGCCTGATAGCCGGCCGGCATGGCTGCCACCTCGGCGGCGCGCTCGTCAACCTGCTCCGGCGCGGGAGCCGGCGCGGGCGTGATGGTCCGTGCGGTGGGTTGTCCCGTCTCCGGATGAATAAACGTGCGGGTTGTCGAATGGCAACCAATGCCATACCCCAACTCATGCATGTATTCGGCACGAACGTGTGCAACCAAAGTGTGCGACACAACGCATTTCCGAGCGATCTCCCTATCGCTCCAGGCGTTCCAGCACTGTTCCTCGTCCGACTTTGTCCGGCAGGTATGGAAACTGACCGAGCACCCTTCCTGCACGTCTCGCACGAGCGTCGCGACTGCCTGCCGCTTGTCCTCATTCTTGCGCGGCAGTCCATGCAGCGCGTTGGCCCCGACCGAGAACAGGACAGCGTCACGCTGGGAGCCGCGATGAACCGTCGCCGCGATGCGCTGAATATCCTGATCCAACTGCGCCAGCAGGTTGACCACGCTCTCGTTGCCGGCCAGCATCCGGTGCGCGAACAGCCGGTGGAAGCCATCCGCCAGCCAGTAATGGGCGCCGTCAAAGAAGACGTCGATGGGCGGAAACTTGGCGCCCTGGTGCAGGATCGCTTCGGAGTATTCCTTGACCTTAGCACCGTCCAACTGCACGCGCGGCTGGGTGCCGCCGTCGATCCGGATACGATTGATGTCGAGCGACACCAGGTGCTCGGGAAAGTCCTCGACCGCCGCCGTCATTGCACCACCTCCGACATGTCGTCGCCCTTGTGGGGCGAGATGATCTGGAACCGCAGCTCGTCCATCTCGAACTCGGTGATGCCGCGCAGGTGTTTGCGCACGTCGATGTCGACGCCCTCGGCGATCCGCCGGGCATGGGCGCGCACCCAATGCAGGATCGGGCGCTTGCGGCCGGTTTCGGTGACCGGCAGGTTGCGGGCGTAGAACAGGCTCTTGACGTGCTCCTCGGCGACCCCGAGGGTCAGCGGCGTTTCCAGGTGATTGATGACGTGGTCCTGCGTCCGGACCTGCCAGAGATAGCGACGGTCGGCCCAGGCGTTGAAAACCATCGCCGGCCACACGGTTGTGGCGGCATTGAACATCGGATCGCGCCGCCACTTGGTGCGGGTCGATAGGCCATGCACGACCCGGTCGTTGGGCGTGACCGTCAGGTAGCTGTCGAAGCCGACCAGCACGTCGCCCTCGTTATCGAAGAACCGCTTCTCGTGCCGGTTCAGGGCGGCCGAACGCTCCCAGCAGATATACTTGAACTTCGCGCCGGGGGCGGGCGCCGCGACGCCGAGCGGAAAGCGGGCCATCCGGCGGACTTGATGCACGAACACGGAGTCCTTGCGGTACACGTCGAACACGGCAGCGTAATCCGGCAGCCCGTCGTTGCGCTGGTCGACCTGCTGGCTGTAAGTGACGCGCTTGACGCACGGCAGGTACAGGCCGTGGACCAGAAGTTCGCCGAGATCGGCGTTGAACCCCTCGCTGCAGCCCCACGGACTGCTCTGATAGCGCTTCGCCATCAGGGTCAGGAACGCGCGGTAGGCGAGGTCGGTCAGTTCTTCACTGTCGAGCACCTCCTCGCCGAACTCGCCGAACTCGCGCGGGGTTTCGTCCCGCCGCTTGTCGGGATCTTCCTCCGCTAGGTTGATGAACGCGCCTGCCATTACTGCGTCATCCTCGGGATGGTTGGCGCGTAGGTCAGCACGTGCTGCTCGGCCGCGGCGTCGTCGAGGTGGAAGTGCTCGGCGACCGCCGCGACGGTGTCCGGCCAGATCGTGCGCAGCGCCACGCAGATCGCGCAGTCGCAGGGCGGTTCAAACGCCAGCATCATCGCCATTCCTCCGACGCGGGCGCAGGCTTCGGCTCGCGTTTCGCGGCGTATTTCCAGTGCCGGGCGTAGCTGTCGAGGATGCGGCGGCTCGTCAGCGCCGGCAGCCGGTCGAACTCCAGCCGGGCGTCCTCGATCTCATCCCATTGGCCGGACTCCGCCAGCTTCAGCAGCCGATAGATCGGCGCCCCGCGGGGAAGGTAGATCTGGCAGAACGCGCGCAGCACCAGCAGCCTCGTCACCCGCTCCGGGTGGCTGAGGGCGAGAACGAACGGACCCCAGCGGCTGCGCCCGGCCGGCGGCATCAGGTCTTCGAGGGTCTCGGCTGCGTCGGTCATTGGCGGGGTCCGGCTGCGGGAAGGGAGCGACGGCACAGCCGGAACTGCGCCGTCGCAGGGGCGGGAGATCAGTCAGCCGGCGTCGGGGCGACGGCGTAGTCTTTGTGGATGAAGCCGTTCTCAGCGACGCCGACCAGACACGGGCGGATCAGCGTGGTACAGCCGGTGCGGAAGTGGCGAACATGGCCGCGCCGCCAGTGCAGCCGGGGCGAGGCGTGGGTGCCGCCCAGGCCTTCAGCCTTCGCCTTCGCCCAGGCCGGGATTTCGACGATGCGATACTCGAAGATCGGCGGTCGGCCCTTCTTCGCCCGCTGCTTGTTCAGCTTGGCCGGCGCCGGAAGCGTGCGGATTTCCGGACCCTTGCTCGACAGGGCCGCCAGTGCGGAGACAAAGAAACTAAGGGCGCCGCGAGTAAACATCTGGTCGAAGTCGGGGCACTGCCCGTCCGCAAATTCGGGAAAGGCTTCCGACGGCTCGGCAATCCAGTCCGTCGTCCACTCTGAGCCCGACTGCCCATATCGGTATGCCGCGCTGAACCCGTAGAAAAGCCAAAGTGAGGAAGGAGAAGCGCGCGAATAGGCCGTTAAGCTGAAAACGGCCCCGGTGGCGTCGCGCCGCTCTCGGATCAGGAAGGCCTCTTCCAGAACACCCTGCTCGTCACCCCATCTCCGACAGAAGACGACGTCGGGGTAAGGCAGGCGCGCAATCCTGCTGGCGAGCATGTCCTTCCCGGTCTCCAGGAGGACGTCAGACAAAGCCGTGTTCCTAGACGGCCAGCTCGAAAAATCGAATTTATGCGCCGTCGAAATCGCCTGCCCGTCCCGCCGGACCTGGGCAAGAACCCAGTGCTTCGGATCGTCCAAAGGCGGCCTTCCGGCCTCAAGAGAGGCGAGGTCGTGGTTGTAGGGCTTGATGAAGATGGCGCCGCTCTCGATGTCCTCGATCAGGGTGTGGACGGCGCAGGGAGTGTGCTCTCCAGTCATGCTCAGCCCTCCTTCGACGGTAGATCGCCGGGGAAATCGTCGCCATCGCCGAGGAACTCGTGCACAAATTCATCCGGCTCGGCGTCGGGGTCGGGCTCGTCGGGCGGCCGGAGCTTCTCGGCGACATAGGAGCGAAGCTCGGCAATCTCTTCGGCGAGGTCGGTGAACCGGGTCGCGATGTCGTCGAGGATGCCGTTGTTCAGACGCACCACGTCGAAGTACTTGTCGTTGACCATCTTGCTGATCTCGGCGAGCGCGCCCTTGGCGCCGCCCCTGTTCCGGGGGAAGAGGACCGGCTCGCCGCCATACGGCACGGTGACCGCGAAGGTGGGCGGCGGCGGAGCCGGCGGAGCCTCCAGTTCAGGCACGGCTTCGTGCTCGATGACGACGCCGCCGGCCTCGACTGCCTTGCCCTCCATCTCCTCGGCGCAGTAGTCCGCTTCCTCGGGAAATGCCGCCCGCAGCGCCGCGGCCTTGGTGACCTTGGCCAGCTGCATGCGCGGGCGGCGCGCCCACATGTCGGTGGGCAGCTCGCTGTCCCGGCCGCCGGTCGTGGAGTAGGACTCCTCCCAGAACACCCGCTCGGTGAAGGGACGAGGCTGCCCGCCGACCAGACGGTATACCGTGATCTCGCACCACTCCGGAAAATGAACCTCGACCACGACCGGCTTCCAGCCGCCATCGCTCTTGCGGTTGCCCTTGAAGACACGCCGGATCATCGGCCCGTACTTCGGGGTGTCCATGCCGGCCCACGCATTCGTCCTCGCCGCGGTGGTCTGGATCTCGGCGATGCCGGGCCAGATGGTCTCGACCTCGCGCTTCAGTGCCGAGTTCCAGACCGGCACGATGTGGATCATGCGCTTCATGACGTCGAGGCCGCGGGCGCGGCAGTAGTCAACCGCCAGCAGGATCGACTCCGGGTTCTTGGCCCCCGGAAAGATGACGTCGCACAGGACGCGCCACTGGGCCGGCGCGATGCCGCGGGATGTTGCTCCGGCCGGCATCGGCAGGCGGGCGGGCACGGCGACGGCGGGCAGATTGGTGACAGTCGCAGTCATGATCACATCCCGATCGAGTTGCGGCCCGAGCGCATTTCGCTCCGGTGCCCCTGCGCGTTGCGCTCCCGGCGATAGCTTTCGACATCCATGCCGCGCCGGGCGGCGTTCTCGGCGTCGGTGCGGTCGCGCCACGCCAGGACCTTGGCGACGGCCCGCTCGGCCCCGGCCGCCTCGGCCGCAACGATGGCCTCGCACTCCGCCGCCAGATCGCTGCGCAGCCAGTACTCGGCGCTGTCGCAGGCCGTGACCTTGCGGGCGAGCACGTCACCGGCCGGATCATGCCACTCGACGATCTCGCCCAGCCGCTCGCCGCGCAGCGGTGCCGCCCCCTGGGCCAGCGTCTCGCGCTTCGGCACGACCTTGACAGCCCGGTGCTTTTTGATCCCGCCGGACGCGAAGAACGCCCAGTGGACTTCCCTAGAGCAGTGCTTCATTCCGACCTCCCCTTGGCGCTGGCGATGGCGGCGCGGACCTGCTCCAACACGTCCGGCGGAACCTCGCTCGGGAATACCCTGGCCAGCTCGGTCAGCCAGTTCTCAGCCCGCATCAGCGCCCGCAGCATCTCGGCGTTGACGACGTGCAGGCGGTCGTTCTCGGCGCACAGCATGTCGAGGTCGCGCTCGGCCGACTGCAGCAGCCATTCCTTGGTGGCGCTCATGACTGCACCGCCTTCTCGGCCGCCGCGTCGATCAGGTCGACGATGGCCTCGCAGAACGACCAGTGGTCGGTGCCCTCGACCTCGCCCCAGAGGTATCCGCGCTCGTCCTTCGGCGGCATCGGCGCGCCGGGCATGGTGCGGTACAGGTAGATGATCCAAGTCATGCGGCGGTTCGACCGCTCCCGGCGGCTCTCCCGGCTGTCAGCCGGTTCGTTGCCGTAGGCGTCGTCGGGGATCAGCTTCTCCATGCGCCGGTTCATGACAGCACCTTGACCGGCAGGTCTTCGTGCCTCGGGGCAAACTCGGCGTTCGCGAAGGGGTTGTCCCCGCCGCCAACGGCGCGCTCGCCGTTGAGCGTGGCGGCGAGCAGGCGGTGCTCTTCGGCCCAGCGCAGCGCGAGGTCGGCCGTGCCGGGGCAGCCGGAGTTTTTCAGGATGCCGGCGAGGTATTCCAGCCGGCTCGCGTCGATGCACGCGAAGGTCTGCTGAAGATCGCCGACGCAGGACGCGCGGCGCTGAATGATGGCGGGGTGGATCATGGTGCCAGTGGCCTCTGTTGTGCTACTGGCACATAGGCTAAGCTTGCTTTTGGGCGACGTCAACAATAATCTTGTGCCAGTTGCGCTAGCTGCCGCTCTTGTCGAACTGGCGCTTGCGTGCCATATTTTCGGCAAAAGCAACCAAAAGGGTCCGTGACCATGACTCCCGAACCGAAGAACCAGCGCGTCCCGATCATGATGTCGAAGACCATGAAGGAGCGGATCGATGCATGGCGTCGGCCTCGCGGCATCGACGACAGGTCGGAAGCCATCCGGTTGATGATCGAAGAGAAGCTTCAGTCTGAGCAGCCGTCTGCCGCCTGACGCACGCAAAGAAACCCCGCGGCCCTGGAACGCCGCGGGGTCGAGTGAGTTACCGCTATAAACAAGGAGGAGACGCTGTGCGAGCGTCGACCGGCAGCGTGCGCCCGTTTGCGGTACCACGCAACGGTTAATTGCGGAACGGCGGCGCAAAAAAACCCCGCGCCGGCGTGTACGCGGCGCGGGGAGTGAATTTCCGCTGATCTCAGATACTATCTGCGCAATAGAAAGTTGTCGGACGGCAGACCGTGGACCTATAAACGCGCCACCGGCAAGGTAACTGCGTTGAAAGGAGTCTGCCGCCCGGCTTTCCTCTACCACGACGCGCGCTGCGGCGCAATGATTAATCGCGCTCACGGCTCGCCCCGCTGGGCATAGTAGATTTTCGCCGCCCACTGTCCGGCAACACAGCCGGCGCACGAGGGAAAGTTCCTCATCAGCGTCTGCTGGGTGTCGGGGCTGTAGCACAGCGCGCAGGCGACGCCGTCGTCGTCGGCTTCCCGGCGGTAGCAGCCAGGGATGCCGGTGCTGGACGGCTGCCCGGTCGGCCGGGTGAGGCGGCGCGGCCCAGTCATGCCGACGCCCAGGCGATGATCGCCAGCACTAGCACCGCATCGATCGCGAAATTGCCGAGCAGGACGGCGCGGAGCAGCGACCGCGAGCGCCAGACCTCGGACCGAGCAAGCTCGGCCGATAGATCGCCTGACGGCGGGATGACGGAGCGCCCGGCGCTCATGGCCGCCCGAACCACTGTGCGACGACCACGGCGGTAATAGACCAGCCGATCACCGCCGTGCAGACGTAGATGCCCATGCAGAGCGCGACCGAGCGCACACTACGACGAACGTCATAGTTGGCGCGGCATTGTTGGCAATCATCAGGAGTTTCGGGTGACGCGAGCCGGGTACCCTGCTCGTCAGCTGTTGACGCGAGCAGCATACCCTCCTCGTTTTTTTCATTACGAGGCTTGCCAGAGCTAGCATCTATGCCTGAATATCTGGTCAGACGCACCAAGGCGAGACTCCTTGTGTGGGTTTAGACGCCGCAGCGGGCGCGATACCTGCTGCGTTTTGTCGGGCCGACGAAAGTCGGTTGTCGGTGTGCGGCAGCGCCGTTACCCGTTAGATCTTCCGGACCTGTGGGCTTTAGCGCTGCCGCTCACTACCTCCCCAGACGGGGAGAAGAACTTAGATCACTCGTACATCATTCCACACCCGTACGTCGCAGACCGCAAGGACAAGTTTGCGGCCTCTGTTTCCGCGTCCGGGTCTTCAGTCGAGAACGAACCGGGGTCGGAGCGACAAACCGGCAAAAGGTTGCATGTGTGCCAGATTGTCGCGGCCTTTCCATAACCCAAGTTCAGCACACCACGCCGCCCGCTGCAACGCCGAACGAGGTCGCAGAAGCAGTATATCTGCACTATGTCGGTACAGTTTCGGACAAATATGCCAAAGAAATAGTCCGACTACGACCAGTAACGCGGACTTTTTCACGGTAATTGAGACGTCTTTAGTTCGCATGCGGTTCGCTCGTGCAGCATTGACTCGTCGGATTACTCCCAAAGCCCCACTACCCGTGCGATACCACGGCATTAGCGGTTAATGTGTTAATCTCCGCCAGAGCATCTGGCAGGGGTAAAACATGTGGTTTCGTATCGGCGAGGTAGGCCCGTCGCCAAGCTGCTGACGGATGAGCAGATCGTCGAACTGTACGCGTCTGGACTCGACGCGTGCTCAGTAGGGTTTCGCGCCGGCTGTTGCGGCACCACCGTCCTCGTCATCGTCCGCGCCGCGGGCGGCACCGTACGCCCGCCGGGTTCCAACCCCGGCAAGCCGCTCCGACTGAGCGCCGAGGACCTCGTCCGCCGCTATCGGGCCGGCGAGAGCGGGCCGATCCTGGCCGCCGCCGCCGGCTGCACGCCGAGCACGGTGTACCGCCTGCTCCGCGCCCACGGCGTCACCATGCGCGACACCGGCCCGCGTACGGCTGCCCAGGCCGCAGCACATGCCCGCCGCACCAAAGAAGCGATGATTGCCCGTCGCCGGGAGCGGGAACGCAGCGATGGATAAAATTTCGTACATGCTGCAAGTGCGGAGCATCGACGAATGCCTGGAGCACCTGCGCACGATCCATTTGACCGATCTGTACGACGCGGCGCTCCACCACGGCAGTCCCGCCGAGCGCCAGCTGATCGCCGCTGTCCGCGCATTTTTGCAAAAATTGCCGTGAAAGGATGCCGCCCGTGTCTTTGATATCTCTGGTCATCACGCTCATAGTGATCGGCGTGCTGCTCTGGTTGGTGAACACGTATATCCCGCTTGACCCGATGATCCGGAAAATCATCAACATCGTCGTGGTCATCGCGGTCGTGCTCTGGCTCCTGGCTGCTTTCGGGGTGCTGGGCCACATGAACAGCGTGCGCGTAGGCTGAAACGCAAAGACCCACCGCGCGAGGGGGTGGGTCTTCACGAGGCAGGGGTCCAGGAGCTTCCGAGCAGGAGCAGCGCCAGAGTGACAGCGCCGGGTTAAGGAGGAGTGAATGCCATGACCGGCAACAACGACTTCGAGCGCCTGATCCGCGATCTCGACGGTCAGCTCAAGGAGCTGGAGCAGCGGATCGCGGCCGGCGAAGTGACCAGCCGGCCCGTCCTCGACATGGCCCGCGGCCTGCGCGAGGCGCTCGACCACTATTTCCAGAGCGGAAACGACGGCTCAAATTCTTCCGCTGACTGACATCCGGGCGGTTGATCCCGAGCGCAGACCTCGAAAGGTTTTTAGTCCGCTCTATGACCTGAAAATCGGCCCGGTCTATCGACAGGCCGGAACGAAGCGCTCAAGCGCTTTTGTCTATCTTTTGAGTCTCCGCCAGACTCCCAAGGACATTCACCCCGGCGGAGCGCGCAGACATGGGCTTTGACTACTTGATCCCCTTTATTCCGACTCCCGATCAGGCCGAAGCGTTGGGGCGCGGGCTGCACTTCGCAGGAAGGCTCATGATCTATATCGGCGGCATCCTGATGCTGCTGTTCTAGGCCATGAGACAGGTCGTTCTCATGCCTTGGCGCGCAGCCGCTCCCGCTCCAGCCGGCGCTGCCGTGCCATTGCCTGGGACTCGCTGCCGCTGCGCAGCGCCACCCCGTTGGCGCGCAGGATCGCGGTAACCTCGGCGTCGTAGAGCTTCGCCCGCCAGCCGATCTCGACCCGGCTGAAACCCTGCTGATAAAGGGAGCAGATCGCTGCGTCGCTTAATTGGCGCCGGCGGTACGTCCCCACGGTCAGCACAGCCCGTAATGGAAGAGCTCCAACACCCGCAGCCGCTCACGCTCGGCTTCGAGCTGGCGCGTCAGGTCCTCGGCCAGCCGGCGCTGGGTGTCCAGTCTGTCAAGCAACAAGCTGATCAGCTCGTGCAACGTCGCGCGTTCGTCGGGGTCCATGCCATTGAAAAAAGACATGGCGCTTACTCGCTGGCAGCCGGCGCGTCGGAGATCAGCACGCCGATCAGACCGGCGAGCGTCATGCCGGTGGCGATGATCGCGCTCTGCAGCTCCGGCTTCAGCGTGATCCCGCACGCCGTCAGCAGGAAGATCGCGCCGCGGATGGTGCTGCCTTCGGAAAGCCGGGCGAGCACGAGACGAAAAAATGCTTTGGTCATTCAAATCCATCCGTCAGCCAAAAGCAGCGTGGGCCGACACGGCGCAGAGTGCCGTGCATCGAGGGGACGGATAGAACCCTGGCCCCGCTGCGAGGATAGACTAGGCCGTTTCGCGTTAACGACTACCTACAAAGGGGTATTCACGTTGTGATCCGCGCCACCGCTTCCGTCAGCCGGCCGATCTGAAGTGAAAGGTTGATGAGCACCCCGACAACAGCGACGATACCGCCCAGAGAGATCCCGGCCATCCACTTCACGAGCCGCAGGTCGCCTTTGACCTCGGCGATATCCTGCCGGACCTCGGCGAACTTGGCGTCATAGGCGGCGACGCTTTCCGCCGCCTTGGATGCCGCTTCCTTGGATGCCCCAGCCTCGATTAGAGCGCTGTACAGCTCGCTGTTCATGACGGTCATGGCTGGAACCCCGGCAGCGGCGGCAAGGGCGGCTCCAGCTTCCGCTCAATCTCCTGCAGCCGCAGCTCCATCCGGTCCATCCGCTGCTGAAGAGCAGCATACATCTGCCAGACCTGAGCGGAGTCACGCCGCGCCTGCACGTCGGGTGACAGATCCGGACGCCGGACGCTCTGCTCCAGCCGATCAAACCGGGCATCCAGCCCCGCCCAAAGCCGCGCCTCGAAGTCGGCGAATATGCTATGAATGTCGTCAGCCAATTCAGTCTCCTCAGCAGGCTGGTTGGTAGAGCCGGCGGCGGCTGCAGCACCGCCCCGGCTCGTCATGATCACGCGACCTCGCCGAACACATCGCGCGCCTGCGCCAGTCGAAGCATGTAGCCCTTGTTGCGCTGCTCCGCGAACTGCGACAGCCGGTAACGGTGGCACGGGAAGACCTCCGCCTGATCGAACAGCCCCAGCTTGACCAGATTAAGCGCGTGATGGCGAGCCGTCCGTGCGGCCACGCCCGCGCCCTCCTGAATTTCAGCGGAGGTTACCCATCGCCCTGCTTGCCGCACGAACTCGAATACCTTGAGCTGATGCAGGCTGATTTCGTTGCTTTCCATCGCGCACCCCCAATTGCGGAGGCGTAAGTATGCGCGCTTCGGCAAGGGATGGCATGGGAGGGAAGGAACTACCGCTGCGGCGCTGGCTTGCCGCTCCCGGCCTACGTTGGCCGCGCCGTTGATGTCGCATCACTGAACAGGCAGCATGACGAATACCTTGCATTGGAGGCATTCGATGGCCGCGTTTTTGATTTTTCTCTCGGTGATGGGAAACGCTGCAGCCGTGGTCGCGCTGGCGTTGCACCTCGATCCCGAACTGACCGGGTTGATGAGCCGGACTCTGTTCTACATCGGCACCGTTCCTCTGACCTTTGGGCTTTGCGGGTTCGGCGTTTTTGTAGGGGCAGCGCGGGATGACTATCGACGTTGGGCCTTGGAACGGCAACGGAAGCGTCAAGAAAAGGAGAGGCAGTATCAGCAGATGGCCGCCCGCCTAGCCGAAAAAAGAAAGGACGACGCGAATTTTTCAAGGGCGATGGAAGCCGAATGGGAGGCGAGCGGAGGCAAGTTCAAGGCAGCGGGCAAGCCCGTGGATGATACATTCTGGTTGGCTGTCAGAGCCCGCGCCGCTGCCCAGAAGGCAACGACGACCACAGCCGGGTGACACTTTCTTCCAGGGTGCGGCATGGGCAAGGGCGGAGGAGCAATCTTCCGCCCTTCACTCCTCGCCCGCGATTGCCTTTAAGCTTTGCTTCGCTTGCTCCATGGCATGCTGCAAATGGAGCGCCCGACGGAGGTTGCCGGTGACCGGGATTGAGTTCGCCGCGATTTCCTCAACCTGAGATATCCACGTGTCGAGGGAGTTCAGGATCGCCGTCGCCATGCGCTCGGCCCGCTCCTCGTCGCTCATCGGCGACCATTGCCGGCAGACATACGACACCGCCCTATCCGCCGACCAAGCACGGGATTGACTCCCGAAACCACCGCACAAAACGCCGCATGACCCGACCCGAGCAATGAAACCAGCCCACAGAGATACGTCATATTACTTAACGCTATTGGCTGGGTCTGTACGGTTTTGTACCTAGGGCTTTTCGGCCATGAAGGTATGGGAGCCCAGACGCTTGACCAGCGTCATGGATTTCCGCCATGCCGGCGGCCTCGGTGTGCTCGTCAGGTAGTAGTGATCTGCCTTCCCGACCGGCGAAGGAACGCGCCCGGTCAGCACGGATGTCACCGCATACATGGCTTCAATGAATGAGGGATCGGTCTCGGAAACCACCTTGACCTTCGCGCACTGCGGATCACTGGTGTTGAAGCAACTGAAGGCATAGGGCTGATGGATGATGCCCTGGATAGTGTCCGGGAACCGGCCGGGTTCACGATGCAGGCGGTTCAGAATTACGAACACTATCGCGCACTGGCCTTCGAACGGTTCAGACCTGGACTCCGCCCAAACCACACGGGTCAACAAATCGGCGTCTCCGCGCTTCAGCGGCACGACACTCTGCGGCATCTCCACGACCCTCCCCTCGACGGCGCAGCCGGCCAGCAGGACCAGCGCCAGCAGCGTTGCCCTAACCGTGGCTGACCCAGACATGGTAGACCGCCGCGGCGCCACCGCCCGACAGCACGATGTTGGTGCCATCGACCGAGGCTACCGTCATCGGAATGCGTTCGCCGCTGCCGCCGACATAGACGGCGATGATATCGACCATGCGGGTATGCAGGTTGGTCACAGCGTGCGCGATGGTCGCCGCCCCGCCGCCCGACAGCGAGCCGGTGAAGTGCCGCCGCTTGATGTAACTATAATCGATGGCGCCGGCCGATGCCGCCGGCAGGCCGGTATTTGGCCCGTAGCAGCCGAGCGTGTTGTCGCCCGGCGCGGCCAAGCCGAAGCCGCCGAAGTCGTTGGCGCTCACGACATGCTTGTCATCGACCGTGATGAAGACGAAGTTGCCGGTGCCGCCGCCCAGCGCCACCAGCCGACAGCCGGTCATCGCCAGCCGGCCGCTAATCTGGTGGATAACCGGCTGGGTCCTGGCCGTGGCGTCGAGCTGCACGAAGGTCCCGCCCAAAATCGTCAGGTAGCCGCTGGTGTCGACCGTGGCGATCCGGGCGTCGCCCTGGAACTCGCACCACCACTCGCCAATTGCCAGGTGCGCCTGCGCTCCGATCACGGAAACCCACGAGTCAGGCGTCGTCGGGCCGATCACGAGCGTCCAGAAGGCCGCGATGGTCAGCGCCGAGTTGCCGGACACCTGGATCTTGTAATCAACCAGGTCGCCGCCACTCCCATAGGCGCTGGCGAGGGTGACCCGGCCGCCACTCATCTCGATCCTGGCCGTCTTGCCGTCCAGGCCCAGCCGCGCGATGGTGCCGAACGGCACGCCGTTGCCCAGGTCGCCGAATTGCACCTTGCCGTGGTAACTCAGGATCGAGCCGGCGCATAGGTCGTCGCAGCGCCCGACCGTCAGCGCGACCCGCGTGCCGTCCTCGTAGACGCTCATCAGGTTGGCGTCGCCCGGAAAATCGAACGGCCAGGAATGGTAGTGATCCAACCGCACGGTATCGAGCGCGCCATCAATATAAATGTCGATGTTAAAGCCCCCGATCCGGATGTGTTCGAGCATTGACTGGCCGCAGTTGCCTTCCAGCAGGATGCCGTTCCAGCTTGCGTTGATCCAGACGTCGCGGATCGTCGTCGAGGGGTGGGCATTCGAGCGGACGATCCACGGGTACTGCCGGAGGTTCCCCCGCACCGCAGTCGAGGTCTGGGCGCAACTGACGCCAATGCCGACCAGTTGCTGCCCGGTGCCGCCGAACTGGATAACTGCCGTCGCCGCCAAATTGAAGCCGCTATCGATCACGAAGATGCTGGTGTAATTGCCGTCTCCGATGATCCTCTGGCCCCAGGTCGACGAGTACGAGAGCTTGCCGGTGATGCGCGACTGCGATGCCGGGAAGGAGATGTCGCGGCCGGTCGCCAGCGCCGCATTCCAGGCCGCCGTGTCGTCGGTGGTGCCGTCGCACGCCGCGCCGAAGTCCTTGATGCTCACCACATCGCGCAGCTTTGCTCCCAGCGAGCGGGTCACGGCGCCCGTGCCGGTTTGCAGGAAGTCGAGCTTGTCGGTAATCGCCTGCTGGTCGCTGACCGTATTGCTGATGCTGGCGGCGTTTACGGTGCCCGCCAGCTTGTCCATGATCGCCTGGAGGTCGGCGCCGTTGCTCGACAGGCTCGACGCCTTGACCAGCCCGGCAAGATCCGCGGTTGCCAGAGCGGTGCTGCTGATCGGGTCGGCCGTCCACTGAACGACGTCCGAAGCATTCAGTAATATCACTTTGTAAGAGACGCTGGGGGTCAGGAAGATGTCGGAAAAGCGCCCATTGGCGTTCGCTATCACAGGGTTGGAATTGGGTGTGCTCAACGCCGCGTTGGAATAGGTCGTCGCCGGCGTGGTCGTGCCGCTCACGTAAAACGCAAGTTTCCAGCCGTTCCCAGGATTGCCGCTGGCGTCTGACACTGTCTCAAGCGGCATCGTGAAGCGCGTCATTTCTTATCCCCTAAATAAGAAGGGCGGCTCCGAAGAACCGCCCTCCATCCTTGCTTTGCCGCGCAGTGCGCTGCCTTGGCCAAGCCGCGGGCATCGGCGTCGGCATCTTCATCGCGAAGGCGGCGGGCTGGATTGCGTAGCGCCGACACTGTTCATGTACTGCTCGATGGCGTCGCGCAGCCCCGGCTCGACGTTGGCAATGCCGGGCAGCCGCGCCAGCGCGCTCGTAAGCGATGCCGGATTGGACTGCGTCGAGCGCGCGGTGCGGGCGAGCCAGTTGACGAATGCCGGGCTGGTGATCAGCTTGGCCGCCTGACGGGCGCCCACGGTCGAAAAGAGAAGCCCGATTGCGCTGCCTTTCCCCGCGCTCTCCACGTCGCCGCCGGAGAGCGCTCCGATCGTGGCGCCGCCCACCGTTCCCGCCGAATTGATCGCGCCCTGTACGCCCATGCTGCGCGCCGTGCCGCTGGTGTTCGCCAGCTTGGCGGTGTCCTTCAGCGCGCCGATCACCTTGACCAGATCGTTGAGCGGCCCGGCCAGATCCTTGTACCGCGTGCCGCCGAATAGCGCCTGCTTGGCCTCGACGGACAGCTTCGACCAGTTGGTCAGGAAGGTGTTGATGCTGAAGTCAGCCGCCTCCTGGCCCAGCTCAGACGCGCCCTGCTGGCCCGGCGTGGCGCGGCCCAGACGCCCCAGCACGGTGCCGGCGACGGCGTCCCATTCCTCGGGCTGGAGGTTGCGCCGGGTCTTCATGATCTGCTGGCCGCCGCGTTCCGATCCGCGCAGCGCCAGCGCTAGCACCTCGCCATCCGTCCCGGCCTTGGTGATCTTCTCCAGCGTCGGTATGTTCTGGCCCATATTGAAACGGAAGTAGCGATCCGCCACCGTCAGCGCCCGCTCGGCGTCCGGTCCTGCCTGCCGCGCCGTGGCGAACATGTCCTCCGTCAGCTTGCCGTACAGCGCCCGCAGCGCGTCCTTCTGCGCGCCGGTACCGCCCACAAGCACCGGGTCGGCCAGCTCGCGCCCGATGGTGCTCCGGACCTGTCGCAGCGCATCGAACGGCATCCCGGCTGCGGCATCCGTCTCCAACCTGCCTATCCGCTCGATGATCGGGTTGAGCACCGGCCCCAGGCTTTCGGGCGCCTTAGCGACTTGCGCCTGCAAGTCTGCCTTCAGCGCCGAGGCGCTCGGGATGGCTGCCGGTGTGCTGGGGCTGATCAGTTGTCCGACGCGCTGATAGAGCGTTTCCGCCCGCTGCTCGAAGCGCTCGGCGGCATCCTTGGCACCCTGCCGCACGGTGCCGCCGACTTCCTCGACGGTCTGCACGCCGCCCGGCGAGAACTGCTGCGCGATCTTCTGCGCCGCCGCGTCGGTCTGCCCGACCGTATCCTTGACCGCCTCGTCAATGGGAGCGGCGCCGCCGAGCGTATTCGACAACCCCTGCTCGGCGGTCTGAACGCTGCGGTTCCCGGTGATCGCGCCCGCCATCGGCTTGATGCCGAGCCGGTTGAACGCCTGCACCACGTCTGTCTTGACCGGCCCGAGCACCGCCTTGCCGGCATTGATCAGCGTGTCCGCCGCCGCCGGAGCCACCGCATTGACGCCCGCCGTAACCGCAGTGTCGGCGGCGTGTTCGGGCAGGCTGCGCGTGTCTTGAGTGCCGAGCAGGTAATGGGACAGTTGGCCGTAAGTCTCGCGCCCCGCCGCTGCGCCCAGGCCGACGCCGGCAGCCGTGCCAACAGGGCCAGTCGGAGAAGCTATCAGCCCGCCCGCCGTGCCGCCGAGCATCTCGGATATCTCCGGCCCGACCGAAATCACGTCGCCCATGGTCGGGATCGGGATGCCGAGCACGCGCGGGTTTTCTTCATTGTAGAGCGTCGGCCGCCCGGTGCGCGGGTCTGTGTAGACGAAATTACCGTTCTCATAGGGCTGCGCGTCGGGATAGGTCTGCCGGATCGTCGCCAGCCGGTCTTTGTCGGTCTCCGCCGCCCCGACCGCCGCGCGGACGCCGACCGGCGCCCCGGTCTTCCGGTCGATGGACTTGAAACCGATCTTCGCATCGAACTGTTCGCGCGGCATGTCGCTATAGAACTTGCTGTGCAGCGCTCCGGCCAGATCGGCGTCGGACATGTCGCTGTACTGCGGGTACTGCGCCCGCACTTCCGCCAGCGTCGGCATCAGCGGATACCCAGCGGATCGGGCTTCTTGTCTTTGCCATCCTCCGGCTTGTTGAGCGGCCCGCTGGCCTCGCGCATGTTGCTGACCGCCCGCTCGCGCGCCGCCCGCTTCTGCGCCAGCACCTCGGGGCCATCGCCCGGCTGCGGGAAATATTGCTTGTTGGCGTTTTCAAACTCGGCCGGCGAGATTGACGCGCCAGACTCCCGGCGGAGCTGGGCGTTGATGAAGTCGCGCTGCGCCTGATCGAACTGCTGGTACTCGGCCGACATGGCGTAATTGCCGCCGGGCAGGTTGCCGACGTTCCGCTCCAGGAAGCCCGGCCCTTTCCAGCCCTTGGCGTCGAGCTGATCGAAGATGCCATTCGATGCGCTCATGCGGTTGGCGTAGCCGTGCGACAGCGTTTGCTCATTGTTCGGCGTCTGGACGCCGGGTCTTGCATTGGTCACGCCCGGCGTCGCGGCCGTGCCTGTGGCGGCCGGAGACGCTGCCGAGCCCGCAGCGAGTCCACCGCCCGGCAGAACGCGCGGCGTGATGAAATCGTACGAGCCGTTCGGGCCGGTGACGCCCTTGCCGGCCAGCCATTGCGCACCCTGCTCCCTGGTGATCAGACCGGCCCGGATCATCTCGTTGACGCCCTGGATCTCGGCGGCATTGCCGGCGAACGCACCGCCCTCGCCCTTTTCCTGCCCCGGCAGCGGCGCCGTTCCGATCGGCTTGCCGTCCTTGTCGACCAGCACACCGTAGCCGGCCTTGCCGCCCTGGACATACTGGCCGTTCTTGTCGTCGCGCAGGAACCCCACCGCGCCCGCCGGATACTGCGGCGCGGTATCGGTCGGCCCGATGGGCCGATCCGAGGGCTGCTGCCCCGGCGAATTGCCCGGCTTCGCGGTGCCGGGATGATCGAACCCGGTCTGGTCATTCGGCCCGGCCGTCTGCAACCCGACCGTCTTCCGGACATAGTCCATCGTCTCTTTGGGCACCTTGGCCGGGTCGCCGCCATCCTTGAGCCACTGGTCGACGTTGCCTTCACCCCAGTTGTAGGCGCCGACCGCCAGCCGGTAATCGCCGCCGTATTTCTTGAGCAGGGACTGCATCATCTTGCCCATGCCATCGATCGACGACTTGGGATCGTTGACATCGACCTTGTACTGCTGTGCCGTCCCCGGCATGAACTGGCCGACGCCGCGCGCGCCCTTCGGGCTGGTCATCTTGCCGCCGGGCGCGGTTTCCGTCAGCAGCATATTGCCCAGCACCGTGGCATCGACGCCATAGACCGCCGCCGCATCCGCGATATGCGGCGCGTAGATCGCCGGCAGTCGGCCAAGCTCCGCTTGGTCCGAGACCTCGCCCTCGACGGTTTTCCCCGGCCCGGTCGCGATGGTTGGCCGCTGCGGCGTCGGTCCCGGTCCTGGCTGCGGCGGCGGCGCCGCCGTCCTCAGAGAGTCGCCCGGCGCAGCCTGCCCCGGCAGCGGCGCCACGCTGAAATTCGACGGTCCCTGCGTGAAGGTCTTGGCTTGCGGGTCGTAGACATTGTTGCCGACCGCGAAGGGCTTTTCCGGCGTCGGATAGAGCTGCTTGATTTTCGCTTCGGCAAATTCCTTGGGAAAGGCGCTCGCGATCATGTTGTTTTGCTCGGTCGGCGTCAAACCGGGCCGTCCGCCGCTCCAGTTGATGCCGGTCGCGGGATCGGCCCCGCCGAACAGCGTCGAGAGCGTTGTGCCCTGCGTCTTCTCCAGTTCCAACTTGCGCTGCGCCTCCTGCATCTGGAGGTCGAGCAGCCGGTTCCGCTGCTGGCCGCCCTGGATTTGTTGGATGGCGCCGAAGATGCCGGGCAGGTCGAGGTACTGAATGCTGTTGCTCACTGCTGGCCCCCCGCCCCGGACATATTGCCGAACATCCCGTTCTTCAGCCCGTAGTAGAACAGCCCATTGGACACGCCGCTGTTCACCGCATTTGCCGCGCCGGTGTAGGCGCTGCCCCTGGCCTGCCCGATGGCCTGCTGTGCCGCGATCTGCTGTTGCGCGGCGTTCTGGTTGATATTCGTCAAGGCGTTGGTCGTGTTCGTCATCAGGCCGGCGTTCTGCGTCGCCTGCCCGGTCGCCAGATTAGCCAGCGCCGTGCCGCGCCCGCTCTGGAGCGTCGCGAGATTGCCCGCCGCCCCGCGCGCCGCGTCGGCGATGCCGGCCACCCGGTTGTAGGCATTGCCCAGTTCGCTCGACGCCATGCCCTGGCCGTAATCGTTGAGCGCCTTGGTCTGCCCACCGCTCAGCAGCAGGCCCCGGCTCGCCGCCGAGCGGTCGAGCGCGGTAACGCCCTGGTTCATGCGGAATTGATATCCCGGATCTTGCGCCAGCGCGAACGCCTGCTCATTGCCGCCGTTGAGTCCCGACAGCGCCGCCAGCCGGCCAGTGGCGGCCCCGCCGTACTGCGTATAGGGCTGAAGCGTGCCGGTCGCGAGATTGTAGCCGGCGCCGAGGTCGTCGCGGCCTTTGCCGTAGTATTTATCAAAATCCTCGCGCTGCTGGTTATACATGTCCCATTGCAGCTCGCGGTCACTTGCGGCGGTATCTGACGCAACCTGCGCGCTTTTCTTGGCGGCGCTGCTGGCCGATTTACTGGCCGCGATACTCGCCCCGGCGCCGACAACAGCCGATGCCGCAATTGCTGCTGCGACCATGGTTTCAGTCCCTCACCAGTGTTTTCGAATACAGCCGCTCGGCCTCGGTCCAGCCGAGGTGTTCGAAGATCGCGCCGGCGTCCAGATGCCTCTTCGTGCCGGAGTAGACCTTGACCACGCCGCGGGCGCGAAGTGAGCGCTCGACTTCACGGAACAGGTTGACGCCGGTCCAGCCGGCCCGGCAATCCGGCCGCAGCCAGTAGACATCGACAAAGCCGCACAGCGTGCTTTTGTAATGCAGGTGCGGGCTGACGATGGTGATGTGGTAGCCGACCAGCTCCCCGGCCCGCCGGACGGTCACGACGTGCAGCGATCCGGCGAGCGCCTTCCGGTCGTAGTCCTCGACGTTGGGGTCGAGCGGCACCCGGTCCTTATCGAGCGCCACCTCTTCCCAGTGCGCCGGCCAGTAGGCCATGACCTCGTCGCGGCAGTCTTCCCACGGCTCGGTGGCGATGCTGATCAGCTCCATACGCGGCAATCCACCAGCATGTGTATCCGGTCGTCGGCGGACCTGTTGTCCACCGAATGAGCCGTGTAAGCGTCGAACCACCAGAGTTCGCCGGTCTGCATCTGCACGGTTTCTTCGCCGCAATGGAACAGGCTGCCGGGCAGACCTTGCAGGACGACATGGTAGCGCGCGATGTCCGGCATGTTGCCATAGGCGCCGTCAGTATCGGCATGCGGCAGGATGCTGCGGCCGGGCGCCAGCCGCGTCACCAGCAGCCGTTCCAGCGAATAGGCGCCCAGGTAGCCCATGACGCCCAGCACCAGCGGGCGAGCCTGCGGCAGCGCCTGCGCCTCGGGATGCCAGATCGGCGCCGTGTCCTGCAGCACCTCGTCAAAACCGGCCGCATCCGGGCTGTAGCGCAGCCAGATGTCATCGACGGCGCCGTGCGGCGTGCGCTCGTAGGTCCGGCGGAACTTGTGCCCGTTCCAGATGTCCGGCTGCCGCTGGATCGCGTGGAGCAGCGGCTGAACGTCCAGGCCGGATGCAAGCAGTTGGAAGTGTCTCATGTCCCCGTCATTTCGCCTGGGTCAATCCACAGCGACCGTCAGCAGCGGTCCCTGTCCACGCCATACAGCGTGTTGCGATGCAGTTGCAATCATCGTCCCGGCTGCTCAGCCGGTTGACGGCAGCGGCGGTGCCGGGCGCCACGATAGCGACGAAAGGACACCATTTCTGGAACGCATCACTTTCCTTCATCTAGGTAATCTCTATTCCGCTGCCGATGATCGTTATGCTGGTGCCGGCGCTGGCGAGAGCTTGTATAAAGCCCGCCGGTTCCAGCACTTGGCCTTCGACATCCGGACTGCTCCACGTCTCGCCGGCCGCCAAGGACTTCGCTGAGGCAATCGTATTGCTGGCCGAAGCACTGCCGCCGCTGGTCACGAGATGCAGCGTCACCGTCACAGCCCCGCCGGTGGTGTTGGTGCAGGAGATCTTGCGGATGATGCACTGCGTCAACGCGGGCGCTGTGTAATAGGTCGCGGCCGATGTCGTGAGCTGCGAGCCCGCGATCAGTCGCTTTGCAACTCTCGCCATGGCTTAAAATCCTCTCGTCGCGATGTCGATTTCCAGATCCCGCACCCGCCGACGGATCGCCTCCAGCTCGGCGGCCCGGTCGGGGATCGTGGCAACGTCGGTTTCCAGCGCCGTCAGCCGGGCCGCCAGCGTCTGGATCTCGCTGCCCCGGTCGGGCATAGATGATATGTCGGTTTCCAGGCCCCGGACGCGGCCCGTTAGGGCAGCAACCTCACTGCCGCGATCCGGCGTCATGGCGTCATCAATGAACAGATCGCGGTCGGCCGCCTGAAGTGCGGCGACGCTGGCGCCCAGGCTGGTCGATGTCGCGGCGCCGGTATCGACGGCGTCCTGCATCTGCTGGCCGAACTGCGCGAAGAACTGATACCACGCCAGCGTGACGCTGCCCCGGCCATCGGTCAGCGGCACCCTCGGCGGCGGGATCAGGATGGTTGTCATCAGCGCCTGATCGGTATGATGCCGCGCCCGATAGCGTCTTGGATCTGCTCGGCGCTGGCCTCGTATGGGTCGGTGCCATAGGTTCGCATGAAATGCTCCATCCAAAGCGTTTGATGGTTGGCTCCCTTCAGGTCGGCCGGCTCATTGTAGGGAGCCACGGGAGCCGCGCTGCTCCAGTGCATCATGCCGGGATCGTGGCTGTATTCCTGCGGCTGGACGCCGAGCGCGTAGGCGAGGCGATAGTTATAGTTCGGCTCGTCGAGGTCAGGCCGCTCGCCGTAGCGTTGCTGGAATTGCTGTTGCCAGTCGGAATAGGGTGGCTGGCTCATGGCGGTCTGGAATTGCTGCTCGCGCCCGGCACCCCATGGCATGGTTTTCCGCTGCCCGCCGACGCTGTACGCCAGATCCGCCAGATTGCTCCCGGCTGATGCCGAACGCGGGACGTGCGGCATCAGGTAGGTCAGGAAGTCGTCGGCCATTACAGCGTCCCTCCGACGATTTCAGCCGTGGCGCCAAAGATCGTGACCGGCACCGGATCGCTGACGCTGACCCGCAGGACGCGCTCCCGGAACCGGCCCAGGCGGTCCCACTTCGCCCGCGCCCGGAAGGTGCCGATAGCCCCGATGGTGCAGGTTCGCTGATTGCCATAAGTGCGCCCGCCGTCATCGGACACTTGGAGCATGGCGAGCGGTGCTGAACCCTGGCCGGTGCTCGTCCCGACGCCCGTCTCCATCAGCACCTCCAGCCGGCTCTGAAACGCCCAGGCGCCCGATGCGTGGATCGGCGGGCTGTCAATGAGGCGGATATGAGGGTCAGAGCCTTCAGTGTATGTCTGCGGATCGAGCTCGTAGACAGCACCCGTCGTATCATCGCCGGCCAGCAGCATGCCGTAGCAGCGCACGACGCAGCCGGCCCGCCAAGTCGAGCGGTTCCAGCTCGCGCGCTCGTGCCACAACTGCGTCGCGGCGTCGTAGCAGTAGGTGCCGGTATTGGGAATGCTGAGGACGTAAAATGCATGGCCGTCCTGGGTGAAGGCGGACGCTCGCGCCGCCGCCACATCCACCGGATCGGCGTCGGCTATCGCTTCCTCAATCGCATGGGTGCTAATGCGGCTCGGCGCGTAGCCCTGCGCCCGGTAGACAATCCCGTCATCGGCGAGCCACATGACCGTGTTGTCCAATTTGCAGCAGGACAGCGGCGCCAGACAGCCAATCTCCATGATCGAGCCCGGTTGCCGCTCGAACGGAAACGGACTGGCACCCGTGTTGACCCAGATCTCGACGCTGTGTGCTCCGAACAGCCACAGCTCGCGGTGATCGACCAGCACGCGGACGATGTTGTCCGGGCTACTCTCGGCGCTGGCGAAATCCAGAGCATCGACGCTGCTGAAATCCAGCAGGCTGGTCACATAGAATTGCCCGCTGCCCGGATCGTTGAAGATGCCGTAGCCGTCGAGGTAATCGACCGACCCGGCGCCGGGAAAGTCGGTGTCGGACAGGCTCGCCACGCTTGCGGATGTGACGATGTAGGCGTTGGGGTTGGTGACAACGATGATCTGCGTCCCGTTGGTCGCCAGCGTCACCGGATCTGCTCCGGGGATCGCGCCCAGGCTGGTTGCCACGCCGCTGGCGGTGACGCTGTAGACCGCTTGGCCGGAGACGACGTATAGCGTGTCGCTCATCACGATCATGCCGCGGATCGGCCCGTCGCCGACCGTCGCCCAGGACCGCAGCCCGGCGGTGGACTTGAGGATGATCGGCGCGCGCGCGTCGGCCGGCTCCTGCTCCGCGAATAAATTGACAACTCTCTGCGCGCTGGCCGGCAGGCTACGCAACCTGTAACTGTGCTTGCCAAATTCCAGGTCCATCGGTTATGCCACAGCAATCGTGCTAATTGTGCCGGAACTGCCTTTGAACTTCAAAGCGCCGGACTCGACGTACAAAATACCCCCGCCGGTTGGTGTCCCGCTGGGCGCGGTGCCGTTGGCGATGAAGACGACCTTGACGCCGCTGCCGAACGAGCTGCCGTTGATGCCGAGGTTTCCGGTTGACCGCTCGAGCAGGAACGGCGTGTTCTGGAAGGTTCCGGCGTCGTTGTAGCGGTTGATCGCCAGATCGCTGCCGACGCCAGCGCCAGCCTCGGCAGTGCCATTGGTGTACAGCTTCCAGCGCGTAACCCCGGCTGTCTGCCAGTCGATGATTTTGTTGTTGGACGCCGCGCCGTCGATGATCAGGGCTGCCGCGGTGCCGACAATGCCGCGCATTGCCACGTTGGTATCGCCCACCGTGTCGGTGCAGCCCGAGAAAACGTTGTCGCGCACTCGCGCCGTTACCCTGACCGCAGTTGGCAGGCTGATCGGAGACGTTGCGCAGGTTTCGAAGTAGTTGCCGGTGATGATCAGTTCGTCTGCCGCAACCCCAGCCAGGATGCCGTAGGGTGATGCCGAGAACGACGAACCAATGATTTGCGCCTTGCCGTTAATGACGTTGATAGCGCTCTGATCGTTGCTCCAGAACGAGCATCCGACGATGCGTGTAGTAGCCCCGCCGCTGGTGTCGATATAAACGCCGTCGTTCTGGGCCGCCGCCTGACACCCGATCAGCGCCGTCCGCTTGGCCGTGCCCTT